CTTTGCTGATTTTGTGTCTCCTTATTTGGCTTGTAAGCTCTTTTCTTGGACTTACTTGGTCTATTACCCTTGGTTCTATGATCTTTTGCTCTACAGCTTTATATGGCTACTACACGATCAGAACAGGTCTGTTGCTGGATTTTAGTTACACTTTGATAGCAGAATTTGTGACAGCAAGTGTCGCTTACTATCTAAACTTCCGTAAACAATACAAATTACGTCAACAGATCAAAAAACAGTTCGAGCATTACCTTGACCCAAGACAAGTCAAACGTCTGCAAGACGATCCAAGTTTGCTCAAGCTTGGTGGCGAGAAGCGTTATTGCACCTATTTATTTACAGATGTCAGAGGTTTTACAACAATGTCTGAGACACTAACACCAGAAGAAGTGACAGCCATTATGAATAAAGCACTGACAATTCAAGCACAAGCTGTCCAAAAGCATGATGGCATGATAGATAAATTTATCGGCGATGCCATGTTCGCTGTGTTCAATGCACCTTTAGACTTACCTAACCATGAAGAGGCAGCTATAAAAACAGCGCTTCAAATACGACACGACATAAAAGCAGCAGGGTTAGGTATTGAAATTGGAATATCTGTAAATTCTGGCTGGTCTGTTGTATCGAATTTTGGAAGTGTCTCACGTTTTGACTATACTGCCATAGGTGATGCGGTAAATACAGCTGCACGATTAGAAAGTGCTACTAAAGAAGTAGGAGTAGATTTATTAATTGGTGAAAGTACCGCACAAGCAGTCGATTATAAGTTACAATCATTGAAGCCGATCAAAGTGAAAGGCAAAGCAAAACCGCTAAAAATATATACTTATGGTTGAAGCATTTATATATAACTGTAAATTAGATCGAGTAGTCGATGGCGATACTATTGATGTACACATTGACTTAGGCTTTGGGGTCTGGCTCTACAAACAAAGAGTGCGGTTGCATGGTATAGACACACCAGAATCCAGAACCAGAAACAGAGCAGAGAAAGCTTTAGGTTTATTAGCTAAAGCCAGACTAGCTGAGTTATGCGGTGAGGAGTTGATGGTTAAAAGTTTAGGCAAAGGCAAATATGGTAGGATTCTGGGCATACCTTACACCAGTGACGGAGAAGATATTTGTCAAAAGTTAATCGAAGAAGATCATGCTGTTGCCTATTTCGGTGGCTCGAAAAAGAAAGTCTGGGGTTAAGATTAACATAAAAATAAAACCAAGATATGGGGGTAAAATGAAAATATCAGAAGAGGGCAAAGCCCTAATAAAAAAGTTTGAAGGTTGTGAGTTAGAAGCCTATCAATGTCCAGCACAAATAGGAACTCAAGACCAGTGGACAATAGGATTTGGTCATACCAAAGGGGTAAAGCAGGGCGATGTTTGGTCACAAGACCATGCAGAACACATGTTAGATGTTGAGCTAGAAGAGTATGAGGGCTATATCAACGATTTAGTTAATGTCGAATTGCAACAACATCAGTTCGATGCTTTAGTGGCTTGGGTCTATAATTTAGGTGCAGGTAACTTAATTAGTTCAACCTTATTAATAAAACTTAATGCAGGTGAATACGCTGACGTACCACATGAAATCAAAAGATGGAACAAAGCTAATGGCGAAATTTTAGAGGGTTTGGTTAGACGTAGAAAAGCCGAGGCTTTGCTGTTTGAGGGTAAAGACTGGTCAGAGGTTTAGTTTATTTGCATTGTAAATTTTCATGTACTAAATTAACCACGATTTGTTGTGCTTCAAAACTAATGCGCCAACCCAAATATTCGTGATAATCTAACGGCAAAATTGTAATTATTGTGTTTGTCCTTTCGTCTCTAATAGCTACAAAACATTGATCCATGTAAGTTGAATAAAATAAATCGTGACACCTGTAACCTTTTTTTTCCTTGCCAGTCGTTAAATATAAGTTCTTTTTATAGATTTTGCGCAATGTCAGAATTGACATATAGGCTCTTTCTCTTAATCTTTTTTTACTATGTCTTGTAACTTTAATCTTCATGGATTCTGTGCTTTTAACCTCAATAAAATATTTAACATAGCTGCTAACTCTTCTAATCTACGATAATGTGTAGAAAGTATTGCATATCTTCTGGTTAATTCTTTGTGTAGTTCTTGTGTTTCTGATTTATTGAAATCTTTTGTTGTCTTGTTTAATGTTTTTTGCAAAGCTTCTACTGTTTTATCTTCAAAAACATTTATGATTTGTGTTTGTTCATATATCAATTCTTTCGTTAAATATATTTTTGCTGGTAAATTGTCGTGTTCTTCTTCATTTTGTGTATATTTTTTTGCTTGTTCCTGAGAAATTTTAGCTAATTCTTTACCAGCCCTTGTCCATAAAACATAATTATCCTGATATGCCTCATTTATTTTGTGTTTGTTTAGCATATTTTGTTCTTCGAACCAATTTTTAAACTTCATCATTATTCAGTTTTTTTATTGTAGCCGTCTTACGCCTGATGGTATAGCCATCTTTAGCAGGTACGACTTTCTCAGGTTGGGGTTTGTAAGTAGTCGATCCCCAAGTGACTTTGTATTTATAGTTGCGACCAACTTCGGCAGCACCCATCTTAGCTTGTATGTAGATTTGTGATTTCTCTACTTCCTCATTAAGCAGCTTTATCTTTTCTTTATTGTCCATGATTCTATCTAAATGAAAGCCACATTCATCGTCATTCAGGTCAACTTCTTGCTGCTCACTGACAGGGTGCATAATCTGTAGATCAGGTAAGACTTGAGGTGCATACCAGTCTTGCTCTTTGATACGTCTTTCAAAGTCAGTTATGATGTCTTTGAGTTCTTTTTCAAAGGCGAAGTCTCTGCGCAATAGGAACATCTTAAAGTCGTTGGTATTATGTAGGGTTGACACAAGACCCCAATTATACCCACATATTGCACAGAGAGCCTTCGTTTGTAGGACACCACGCCATAAAGGCGGTTTGCCATCTGGTTCTGGTAGTTGTCTGGTTGTTTTGATTTCGATAATGCCCTTACCATCGAGCAAAATGTCTTGGTCATCTTCCGTATAAATAAGCTCATTGTCTGGTTTGATAATTAGATTTTTAGCGTAAGCAGTACCATCAATAGAACCTTCGAGGGGAAAATCTAAGTGCTGTACTGCTTGGTTTATGCTGACTTCTACGTTAGTCAAACCTAACTTCTCAGCAGAAAGCTCTATCAATGGTTTCTCTAATATGTTGCCAATCTCTATCGGCATATTGTTTTTGTCTGATCTGACATTGACACCTGCTCTAGCATCTATCCTAGACTTTAGGTATTCATTCTTAGTTTCATAAGGTGACACACCAAATAAAACTGGTATGCCTGAACAGGAAGCATGTTTGTCGCTGGATAACTTACCGAGTGCTTTGTCCATCTTGTTTTGCTAGGTACTGGTTAATAATCATGTCCGCTATGCCTTTCATCTTCAGGTTATTCTTTAAGCAATACGACTTAAGTTTTTTGTGTGTCTTGTCCGTAATCATTAAGGTTTTTAATTTAATCATGCTAGTAGTATAAGGGCATAAATAAAAAAAGATATACTTTTTTACAATAAAGTATTGTTTTTTGTAGAAAGCTAGTTTAGGGTTGTAATTATAGGAGATTATATGATAGATCAAAAAATCGACAGACTAATACGTTTATCAGATAAGTGTTTTGCCAAAGGGCAAACAGAGAGAGGAGATAAGCTTTGGGCAGAGGCTATGCGCTTAGTTATGCAAAGAGACAAGTGCCGACACCATGAGGCTTTTAATCACATAGTGGGGTATAAGTATGACTAAGCAAGATTTATACGATGTTATTGGTGGCATATTCTTAGTCGTAATGTGGTCGTTAATTATTGTCATGCTGTTTGGGTTATGAAAATTGAGAAGGGCGTACCATTAACACCAAATGGCAAATATCATAAAATTGCACTAGAGATGGAAGATGGTGATTCTGTATTATGCACAGAAAAAGAAGCTGGTGCTTTAAGAATGGCGATTGTTAAATATTGTTCTGGTTACAAAGCTAGGATGCGAATTTGTAGAGACGAGCTAAAACGGAGTGAGCATGGTCACGACTTACAAGCGTACAGAGTTTGGAAGGTGAAAAAATGAAAAGTCCTAAAAAACAAAGCATCAAACAAGAGTTTTTAAGTTATGCCATAAACAAAATGATCTGGTGTAACTATGAACGCTTTCAGTATGGCGAAACAGAGTTCGCCGATGTTGAGAGTTATATTAAACACTATCCAAATGTTTTAGATAATTGGTTACGTGAACAGGGCAGTTCGTGGCGAGCAAAGAATTGTCTTAATTGCAATATGCAATTCATTGATACTAGCACACGAAAAAATGCCAAGTACTGTGCGCCAAAATGTAAGATGAAGCATTATCGCACAAAAAAAAATAAGGAGTAATTATGTCTTTTTTAGAATTAGACGATAAGGAAGGTCTAGGTATGTATATCAAGCATGACTTTAGACTAGGTAAATTCGTAATAAATAACGCTGAAGGTGTCGAGCCTTTAGACTTTGAGTATATGTTAATAGATACAGATTTTCAGACTGGCTATGGTAAATACGATGGTCAGTATCAGTTTGTCTGGGATCAACAAGTCGGTGTCAAACCTGATAACGCTAAAGATTTAGTAGCACAGGATTACAAGAGAGCTTTCTCAGCCAGAGTTTTCATCAAAGATAAAGGTGTATATCTTTGGCAAAGGTTTGGTTTGTTAGAGGGGCAAACCTTCGATGAAGCTATGTCTGCTGCTTGGAAGCATAAAGAAGAGGGTAAAGTGCCTTGTTTTAAGTATGCTGGGTCAGAAAAGATTACCTTTTCAGGCGGTGCTAGTGGCTTTAAAGGGAAGCTTGAATATGTTAAGTGGGTCGATAGACCAGCCGATTTTGACGAACCTGAAGAGATGCAAGACAAGCCATCAGACGACTTAGAAGATGGCATACCATTCTAAAGACAGCCAAAACCCTAGCGGTGTATCTAATATATCTCCTAAAAGTGTTGAGGCTGCTAGGGTGCATGGCTCTGAGACTAAGCTTTGGGTCGAAAATCTAGGTTCGATCTTAGATAAACAATATCCCAAGCCTGAACCTTTGATAGAGGGCTTACTGCATAGTGGTACACAAACTATATTGTATGGTCGGTCTGGTTCAGGTAAGTCTTACATCACCCAAAAGCTAATGTTGCATTTGGCTATGGGTTTAGACTTTGGCTACTATCAAATACCTAAGTCTTGCAAAATCCTATATGTTGATGGTGAGATGTTGCCCTCATCTTTGCAAAGCAGATACCTTAAAATGAAACCAAAGCTGTCAAACATGGACGATTGGGTTACAGCTTTAAAAAATCTACATTATTGTTCTAGGTTTATACAGCCAGAGTTTAAAGAGTTAAACATTGAGACAGGTCAGTATGAATACAAACAATACCCTGAGATGATGCTCAGAACCTTAGACGATAAAGAGAATATGCAACAACTAATGAATACCATAGACACACATGAGTACGAAGTAGTGGTCATGGATAACATCTTCACTCTGTTTGCTTTTGAGGATTTTAGCAGTCCGACAGAGTGGCTGATGCATGTACAACCTTTTTTGAACTGGTGTCGGCAAAAAAACATTACAGTTTGGATCGTAGATCACGCTAGAAAAACGTCAAGCGTAGGGGGTAACTCAGCCCTTTACGGCACGATGGTTAAGACTGTGACTTTAGACTTACTGATTAATGTCGAATCAGAAAAGAAAGAAATAGACTACGATGACGACACTGACATAGAGTTTAGTTTCAAGTGGACATTTGAAAAGGCTAGACACTTGACAGCTTTAGAGCAAGAAGAGGTTGAGTTTGAGATTAAGAATGGTGATATATTGGTGGTTGAGAATCCTTACAAGAAACAAATGGCAGAGGCTAAGAAATACTACGAACAGGGTATGCCCTTACGCAAGATACAAGAAACATTGTTAGAGGAGATCAACTACAATGTTTCACATAGTAAGATTAACAGGTGGGCAAAGAAAGAAGGTTGGCAAAGACCAAAGGAATGAATATATATGTATCATATATCCCTCTCTAAGAGAGGTATATAATGATACAAATAATATGTTCAGGAATAAAGGGCTGTAGAGGACGTTGTAACAGAGGTAGTAAAATGAGTGATACAAAATATAATCCGTTAGAAAAACAAGTCTCAGGGAAGCATTATGTTAATTATGAGGTGCAGCCTGTGGAGTTCTGTCAGAGAAACAAATTGAATTACTGTGAATCAGCAGCCATCAAATACTTATGTCGGCACAGAGATAAGAATGGTCTTGATGATTTACTCAAAGCTAAACACTATATAGAATTACTAATAGAAATAGAGTATGCAAATCAAGATAAAAGATAACATTAAACAATTCACCAAAGGTTTATCCAGCTTTGAGAAAAAACAAATACCCTTTGCTGTTGCTACTGGTATCAATACAACGCTGTTTGGATTGCGCAAAGAGATGGGTAAACAAACAGTTAAAAAGTTAGACAGACCAACACCAGCTACACAGAAAGGTTTCACAATAAAAAAAGCAAACAAAAGAAATCTGACAGGCGCACTAGCTATAAAAGATTTTGTAGCAGATTATTTAAAGTATCAAATTGATGGCGGCACAAGACAGACTGGTAAGAAGATACCAGTACCATTTACAGAGAACGCTAGGCTAAACAAGTTTGGTAACATACCAAACAAAAGAAAAGGTTTAATTAAACGACCAGCAAAACAATTTATAGCAAAGATTGGTGGAGTGTCAGGTGTATTCGAGAAGAGTGGTAGAGGCGGTAAACAATTAAAACTTATTATTGCCTTTGAGGACAGTGTTACCTATGACAAACAACCCTTTCCTTTTTACAAGATTGGTAAGGGATATATAAACAGTGTTTATAGTAGAAATCTAGCTAAAGGTTTCAAAAGAGCCATGAGGACAGCGAGAAAATGAGACGAATCCCTGAAAGTCGCTATACATACAGTATAGGGGGTACATATAGGTACTTACCTGTATACGCTGTGCAGGTTATTCGCGATG